GTTTACTTAATATGGGTTTAAGAAGTATTGAATTAGCCACAGATGATAAAGAAGATAATTGGTGGGATAGTACTAAATCTGTACTTAATGCTTTTGTAAATAATCCTGTTTCAAGAAGTTTAAATGATTTTAATGAATGGCTTGATAGTGATGTTTTAGTTAATTATAGAACTAAAAAAGAAATGGATAATGAGTGGTGGGAAAATGCTTTAAGTGCTGAAGGTGCTGCTAACTTTTGGGGTGAAAATATATTAAAGAATGCTGGCTTTATGGTAGGTGCTATGAGTGCTAGTAAATTAGTTGGAGCTGGATTATCTAAATTAACTAGATTAGAAGCTGCTAGAACTGAATTTAAAACTATACAAAATGCTGCAACAAAATTAGGACTAGGTGAAGATATAGCTGCTAAAAATATAGATGAAATAATTAATATTGCTAAAAATGATCCTGCAATGTATAATGCAGCATCTGAAGCTGTTATGAAAGATTTAGGAAATGCAGCTCAAAAAGTTAGAGCTAAAACTTTCCAAGTACAAGCAGGAGCATCAACATTAGGTTCTTTTGGTGAAGCTAGAATGGAAGCTATTGGTAATGGTAATCAATATAGAGAATCATTATTAACACCTTTAAATCAAAAATATAAACAAGGTTTAATTACTGAAGATGAATATAATGAGGAGTTAAAAAAAATTGATAAGCAAGTAGAAGCATATCAAAATGTTTCTTGGTTATCAAATGCTTTAGTATTAACTGGAAGTAATTATTTAGGATGGAGAGATAGCTTTTTAAAACCTTATGATTATAATGTAAAAAATGTAATAGGTAAAGCAGAAGGTAGTATTGCTACAGGATATAATTATGTAGCTCCATCAATTATGAAAACAGCAATTAAGAAAAAAGCTGTTGATGCTTTTAGAGAATCTCAAGAAGAACAAGTACAGTTTCTTATTGATAAAGCTACAGGTAGTTATATTAATGCTTTATATAATGGTAATGATTATGCACAAAGTTTAGGTAAAGCATTATCTGATGGTTTTTCTGAAACTTATGGTTCTGCTGAAGGTTGGGAAAATTTCTTTGCTGGAGCTTTATTTGGTGCAGTAGGTATACCAGGTGTTGGTGGTGGTTTTATGAGTGAACTAAAAGATCTTAAAGCTAGAACTGCTGACGAAGCTAGAGTTATAGAAAATCTTAATAAATTTATTCAAGAAGGTAATTTAACTAATAATAAAGATTCTATATTAGCTAAAGCTTTTTATAGTAATATTGCTTTATCAGGTGAACAAAATAATGCTATTCTTGAAAATAATAGAAAAGCATATGAAGATTTAAAACATCAAAAGTTTTTTAATCTGGCTAATGCTTTTATTGATGCAGGTAAATACGAAGACTTTTTAGATTTAATAGAATCTGAAGCAGATTTAGATATTGAAGAAATTAAAAAGAAATACAGTTATATAAATTCTGATGGTCAAGAAGTAAGTTATTTTGAAAATAAAGATGCTACTGAAATTAAATCAACTATTACTAGTACAATTAATAAAGTTAAAACAGAATATCAAAATCTTAGAGATTTGAAAGATAACTTATCAACTCTATATCAAAACACTTTTGTTAAAATAAAAGATGAGAATGGTAAAGATGTTGAAATATTAGCTAGAGATATGATTACCCAAATGTTTTATATGGGTAAAAAAAGAGATGAAAGAATAGCAGATTTGAGAAGTAAAGTATCTGATATTTTAACTAGACATTATAAAGTAAGTGATGATAAAAATGCTGATCAAGTAAGTGATGTAATGAATTTACAAAAACTTGTTGATGATAGTTTTACACAAGATTTTGAAGGTGGTAAAGCCAACAGAAAAACTATTATTGATGAGTTTAATAAGTTTATGAACACTCTTGATGCTAAACTTAATGGTGTTGATGTTAAACAAACAAGACAATTGTTTCAAGATTATGTAGATTTAATTACTGAAAGAGCAAGTGCTAATGTTACTTTAGCTCAACTTAGTAAGAATGATTTTTCTGATTTAGTAACTGCAATTAATAAAAGAATTGAAGAAGCTAATGCAGCTAAGAATCAAAAAGAAATGAATGAGTTTAATGCTGAATTAGATGATGAAGCTAAACTTAATCTTGTTAAAACTAGAGCTAAGGATGCTGGTTATGTAGATAAAGATGGTAATCCTTATTTTGGTACATTCTTTACCATGACTGATAGTAAAGGTACTAGAACATTTGAAATAGAATCTACTAATGCTGTACAAATTAGAAAAGATCTAATTGCTGAAAGAGATGGTATTATAGCTGAAATGGATCCTAAGAATGTAGATGGTATAAAACAAGTTACACTTGATTATGAGGATTTAATTGCACAAGCAATTTCTGCTAATACATCAGGAGGATTTATTAAAAATCTTGAAGATAATGGTTATATTGTAGATAAAGATGGTAAAGAAATTGCCTTTGATGATAAGTTTGCTATTCAATATTATAATAAAATAAAGTTTTTATCTAAAGAAGAAGCTAAAGCATTAAAAACTAAATTAAATATTAGAAGATCTAATCAAGCTAAAATTGATGCTTTACAAAAATTAGCTAGTGAATTAAATCGTGATGTTAGAACAGAACTAGATAATATTTATGATGAGTTAACTAATAAAGATAAAATAGAAAAAGAACTATTTTATGCTAAACAATTAGCTGAGGATGTTAAAAATAATGTTGCTGATAAAGAATTAATTGATAGTTTAATTAAAAATCTTACTGAACAATTAGAAGTTTGTAATAAATCAATAGAAAGAATTAATAAATCTATTAATGCTATTAATAGACAAAAACAAGAAGTTAATGATTTAATTGATTTAATTAAAGAGTCTTTAGAAAAAGAAAACTTTTCTATTAGACAATTTTTAAATACTTTAGAAAGTGGATTTATAGATAATATAGATAGAGTAATGGGTTTAAGTCTTGTTGAAGATTTAGAAACATTAGCTGACATGACTGATTATAATGAAGCTTTAGATAATTTAAATGAATTAAAACAAAGTGTTGAAAATAGAATTCAGATATTAAATAGAAAAATAGATTTTCTTGAAGCTCTAAAAGCTAAATCAGTTGCTTATAAAAACTTTGTAGTTGGTACTAAACAAGCAGATATGCCTGCTTGGTTTACTAATAAATGGAAAGTATTTTATCCTGTATCTGGAAATAATATTGAAAAATTATTTAAAGATCCTACTCAATTTGCTAGATTTCAATATGGTATAAATAAATATGCTGAACGTAATAACATAACACCTAATCAAGCTTATGATAGGTTTATGCAAGATTATTATAAGGTACAACAAGAACTTGAAATTCAAGCTAATTATGCTGAACAACAAAGTATTGAAAATGAAATATTACTTACTAAACAAGATCTTGATAAATTAAATAAAGAATTAAGAACAATTGATAATTTAATTGAATTTAAATCACAAGAATCTTTTGTAGATAATTTAAAAGCTAATATAGATAAAATAGCAATAGATTATGCTATTGCTTTAAATCGTGCACTAAGAGCAACTAAAATACCTCTTAGCCAAGAAAGTGATCCTAAGTTTAGTCAAGATAATCCTCCTACTCAACAAGCATCTGCTAACTTATACAAAGGTGCTTTAAGTAGTAATTTATATTATACAACTAATAAAGTTGTGGAATACTTACCAGATTCTAAAACATTCCAAACTTTATATGATAATAATGGTAAACCTATACTTAATTCTAATGATGACTCTAGAAGATGGAACTCATTCTTAGAAATGAATCCTGATATTAAAGATCCATATAAGAAAGCTGAATATACTCTACAAGCATTCCATTATAAAACAGATGATCAGATGCCTGATGATCTAAAAAAAGCTGTTAAGAATGCATTAAAAGGTAATGAAACAGATAATACTATAGTAGTTGCTATGGTATCTACTAAAGATGGTTCATTTATTAAAGCTGATGTTAATGGTAAACTTAATGGAGATGGTGGATATGTATTTACATTTTTACCTGAATCTGATAGATTATTTGCTGGTACTTTAAAAAAAGATGGTTCTATTGATAAAATCAATATGAAAGGTTTATTAGATTTTTATAAGAAATATAGTAAACATGAAGGACCATTACCAAGTAGTGCTATTATAAATACTAAACATGATCCATTTAGTGCTTTAAGTTGGAAGAAAAATGAAAATCTTGTACCTTTATTCGAAATAAGAGAAGAGATTGTTAATTTTGCTATTGCTAAACATAAAGAATCTATTAGTAAAATTATTAATGATTTAAAAGAAGGTGAAGTATATTTACCTATAGATTCAGTTACTAATGGTATATTATTAACTACTAATAATAAAGATAGTAAAGGTAATAAGATTAATAATTACAAACCTGTAAGAAATGTTCTTAGATATAAAAGAGGCATTGATGTTTCAACAGAGGAAGGTTTAGATAAAGTAACTGTAACAGTAGTTACTAAATCTATGCAAAAATTACAAGGTAGTAATATTATAGTTAAGAATGCTAAAATAGGTTCAGTTATTATTTACAATAAAGAAACAAAAGAATATTTTTATGCTACACAAAGATTTGTAAATAGTGATGAAATTGATTTAATATTACATATTATTCAAAAGTATGGTAGTAATAAAGATAGTGCTTTACAAGATTTATTTGTTAATATAAATAATTCTGAAACAGGTGAGTATTATTATGATAAAAAACAAGGTAGTAAATTGCCTGTTTTTATGTCTTCTAATAGATTATCTTTAATGAATAATATTATCTATTGGGGAGTACCTAAAAATGCTACTAAAAGTGGTAAAGGTAAGTTAAATAAAAATAGTATTTATATCCAAGGTGGTAAAGTACATTTTCCTGATCCTAACAATAACAATATATTTACTTCTGTAACTATTGCTAATTTAGGAAAAGATAGTGTAGAACGTAGAAATCTTATTGCTTTCTTAGCTACTAAAAGAATTAATATACCTACAGCAATGTTGCAAACAGCTGCTGGTAGAGGAGGAGTTTATTATAAACCTTATTTAAATAGAACTACAAATGAGATATCTTGGGAACAAATAAAAGGAGGATATCTTTCTTATTTGTTTAATGGAGGTAAAGCAAGTGATCCAATATTAACTACAAATGCTGTATCAGAACCTTTAGAAACTGCTGATTCAAAAACTAAGTCTGAAGATATATTATTTGCTTCAAAAAATGTTATATTAAAAACAGATAATGATGGTTTAATAAAAACTAAAAATACTTTTATAGCAGATCAACCTTTAGCAAAACCTGAGAAAAAAACATATAAAGGTAAAAAAACTGCTAGTAAAGGTAAAACTACAAAAACTAGTAATCAAGCAGCTGAAACAACTACTGAAAAAGCTAAAGAACAACAAGAAAATTGTAAAACAGGTAGTGGTAAAAAAAGTAGTAGTAAAAAAAGTACTGGTAAAAAAAGAACTGCTGGTGAAATGACTGAAGAAGAAATGGAAGCTTATGCAAAAGATATGGCACAAGGAATGGCACATTTTGGTTTTAAATCAAAACAGACAACTACTAATACTGATATAAATGATGATATATTAGCACCTGCATCTAAACCTACTAAATTAAATAAAAACAAAAGTACAGAGTAATAAATAAAATTTTAATATGACGTGTCCTAATATAAATACTGATGAATGGAAAGCTTTAGAAGCTAAGTATAAAGAAGATAAAGCTTATCTTTTATATTATAGAAATAATGGTGTTATACCTTCATTAAAAGAAGCTGATAAAATACTTAAACAAACACCTGATATACTTAATAAATTTATTTTTGAAGGTGTAGAATTAAATGCTGCTCAAAGAAATGAATTGTTTAGTAGTTTAAAATATTATTTTATTAGTACTTTAGTTAATGATTTAGATAATAGTCAAGACTATGCTAATCTTTTAGATGATAGTATGGATGCGGCTGAAATTTTTCAACCAGTATATGAAAAAGCATTAAGTAAAGTTATTAATAATTTACCAGAACAGCATGATGAAATTTCTATTGCTTTAGCTCAAGATTATGCTAATAATAATTTAGCTGAAGACTTAGGTGTTGATCCTTCAGAAGGTAGTCATCGTAATGCAGTATATGAGCAATTTAAAACTTATATGAGTACTGTATTAAATTTTAAAGAAAATCAAGAAGATGAAGATAAAGATACTCAAAACAATAATAATAAAGAACAAATTAAAGATAGTTGGATAAAAGAATCTATTGAACAAAATAGAAAAGATAGTTTTTCTAGAGGTATTAAATTATTATTATCAGGTGTTCCTAGATTATTAAATGCTGAAGATTTAAAAGATTTTTCTAGTTATGATATTAATGAATCTGAAGATGCATTAGGATTAATTAGAGCTATGGATCAAAGTGAAATTAATAACACATTAACTAATTTATTTGCTAATGTAACTCCAACAGTAGAAAATTTTATAGAAGTTATAGAAAATAATAAAGATCAATTTCCAGAATTACAATGGTTATATAATAAAGTATTTAATGCTATTGATGTTATTTCAGATGATGAAGGTAATACTATTGCTGAATTAAAAGATAATAGTATAACATCTTTACCAAAGATTAACTTAATGATTAAGTTTATACAATCATTTAGTAATAATAAGTATAACTTAATAACTTATGTAGTACAACCTGGTGAAAATGGTTATGTAATTAAACCTCAAGATGCTGATAGTAATAGTATTCAGCGTAAGATGATGGATGAATGGAGAAGTGGTTTATTAAATAAACTTCTTGATAAAAATTTTGTATCTGAGTTAAAAGAATTAATTAAAGATAAAGAAGCTGAAGAAATTTTAGAGTTATTAGAATTTCCTATAGCCAATTATGATTTATTAGATCCTGATTCACCAGCATCTAATAATACTATACTTATTAAAGGTGCTAATAATACTTTTATAGATGTAGTATCAGATTTTATAGATAACTTAGAAAAGAATTTAAAAAGAAAAGACTTTGATTTTGAAGAACTATTTAATCCTAAAGTAAATAAAGATTTATATGTATTAAGTGTTGGTTTAATAGAACATAATAGTCCTTATAGACAAGATTATGATGGTCAGTTATTTAATAGTAATGGTGATAGAATATCTAAAAATAACTTAAATAGTTATCAAACTTTATTATTAAATAGAGTTAAAAATACTATTAAAAAAGTTAGAAAAAATAATTCTAAATTAAAAGATCAAAATAAACTTAAAAAACTAATTTTAGAACAATTAGAAAATGAAACTCCTGAAATATTAAATCTATGGTCATCAGATAGTATGATTCTTGAAAGACTAATAGATGGTGAAAATATTGAGTTTTCTCTTTTAGATGGTATGAAATCTACAACTAAAAATGAGAATACTACTACAGGTTCAATGGTTGAAACAGATCTTTGGTCTACATTTATTAATAGTAATTTACATAATGTATTAACACCAGTTAAACATTCAGATAGAAGTAGTTTTCTTGGTATTAAAATGCCTTATGGTTCTACTGATATTTTAGGTAATGGAGGTGAATTTTATTCTGCTCCTGATTGGGAAAATAAATTTAAAACTTATATATATCAATATTTAAGAACTGAACTTAAAAGAATTAAATCAGTTAGAACTACTAAAACAGGTATACCTTTAATGGATAAACAAGGAGTTAACTTTGTTTTATTTGATGGTTTATTTGGTAAAACTGAAAATGATAATAAAATATTAGATAAGTTACTTAAAGAAAACCTTAATACTTATAACTTATCAAGTGATGTAAATGTTCAAAAGTTAGTTAATAAATGGGTAAATAACTATCTTGATACTAGTGTTGTTAAAGCCCAAATGGCTGAAATAAATAGTACAGGTAAAGGTGATGGTATTGATAAAGCAGTAGCTGAAGAATATTTTAAACGTATTCCTGCTATTAAAAATAACTATGATGAACTTATAAAAATTGCTGCAGCTAAACATTTTATTAGTGCTGTAGAACAATCTAAACTATTTTTTGGTGATCCTGCTTTATATAGTGCTAAAGCAAAAGATGGTATTTTAATCTATGATATGATTAAAAGGTTAAATATGCAATCATCAACTAAACAAGTATCTGTTGTTGATAATACTACTAATAGTTTCTTAAATTCAATTTTAAAGTCAAATGATTTTAAAATTACTTTAGATGGTAAAACATTTGAATATAAAAAAGATTTTAATGGTGACATTAATGAGTTAATTATTAATGATCCTGAAACAATAAGTTCTATTGGTAATGAACTTAAAACATTATTTGGTGAAAATTCACCTGAGTATCAAGCTTATACTAAAGGATTTGAAGAATCAGATGGTTATAGTATAGGTAATATATTCTTTGCTATAGAAACTTTATTTAGAACTGAAGGTATTAATCCTGGTAGGTTAGAATTAGCTAAGAAAGAAATTAAAGCAATTAGTGCTACTGAAGAAGAGTTTTATAATCTATACACTGTACCTGAAGGTATGTCAGCTGAATATTATATTAACAATAGTTTAAGACCTTTTACACAACAAAAATTTCAATATGTAGGTCCTAACTATCAAAAAAGTAGAGAAGATTATATTGCAGAAGGTACTGATGGTAATTGGCAAGATAGAATAGGAGTTGTTGCAGGTAGAAAAACATCTTATGGATTTTTAATGCCTAGTATGGTTAGAGGTACTGTATTAGAACAACTTAATAACTTTATGCTAGAAAATGGTATAGATGTTATACATTTTAGTTCTGCAGCTAAATTTGGTGCTGCTACTTCTAGAGATTTTTATAATACTATAAAAACAGAAGATGGTCAATATACTGTTGGATTTAATACACTTGCTATTGAAGATAATGAAAGAGGTGTATTAGATTTTAGATATATGGGTAAGCAACAAGAAATTGCTTATGAAACTAAAGATAAAATAGTTGATGCTACTCAGGCTAGAAAGAATGAGAATGCTGGTATTATGTTAGATGGTGAGTTACCTATTGATTTTAATGGTATTGTAGAACAATGGGATAGTTTATCTTATGAAGAACAAAGACAACAATCTGATTTATTTAATCTTTTAGAAGAAAAAGATCAAGCAATTAGTGATTATGTTAATAAATTAACTAATACTTTATTTGATGAGTATAAAATAGATAATGCTAATAATATAACTGATCCTATAGGATTTGTTAATCTTATTAAAGATGCTGCTGTTGAAAGAGGTACTCCAGATAATATTTTAGATGCTATTGTAAATTGGTTAGATTCTGATGAAAACTTAAAACCAATTGAATCATTACCTAATTATAACAAAGTACAATATATCTTAACTAGTATTATTACTAACAATATTCTTATATTAAAAAGAAATGGTACTATGTTACCACAAGCTCCTAGTACTGGATGGGAAAGTGCTAGTAGACAAGTACTTGATGGTAAGTTTACAGCAGGTAGTTATTTAAAGTATTACCAACCTATACTTGATGAGAATGGTAATGTATTAGAATTAATACCTGCAGAATGTGCAATGCCTTTAAATCCTAAAGATATAGATAAGTTATTTCAACAATATCCACAAGCTGGTAGAAATATTAATAAACTATTAGATATTTTAAATGCTGAGTTAGATCAAAAGTTTGAGTCAGGTAATCTTGATGATGTACCTATGATAAAGGCACTTAGGATTCCACATCAGCAATTATCTAGTACAGATGTACTCAGAGTAAGGAGATGGTTAAATCCTATCTATAATCAAACAATATTAGTTCCTAGTGAGTTTATTGTAAAAAATGGATCGGATTATGATATTGATAAATTAACTATCTATATGCCTAACTTAAATGATAGTAATAAACCTTATCAATATGAATATAATAAAGAAAACTTATTTGATAATTGGTTTTATAATACTATAGGTAAAGAAGTTTTAGATAATGATCAAGATTATTCAGCATTAGTTGAAGATTTAGTTGATATTAAAGAACAAGAATTAGCTAATAAATTAAATGTTAAAGAAGAATTTAAACAGTTTTATAATTTTGTAGAAAATATTACTGGTTCTAAAACAAATAACATTAAAGATGCTTTTGATGCACTTAATAAAGCTAGAAAAGAAAAGCGTGATAGAGCTATAGAAATAAGTAAGTATTTAGATAAAGTATATAGAAAAACTAGAAGTGAAGCTAAAGAAGCTAAAACTTATATTGAAAACTTTGAAGAATTAGATAAAACAAAAAAACAATTGTTTGAAGATGTAAGATATATACAAACAGTTATTGATAATATCTTATTATATGATAAACAAAGTAAGCAAAGAAAAACTGATATTAATGCTCAGAAAAAAGATATACTAGAATTATTATATATTAATAGAGAAACTATTAAAGACTCTTATAGAGATCAATTTAATCAAGTAGATATTAGTGATCTTAATCCAAAACAAGCTCATGAAAATAGACTTCTTGATATAGAATTAAAATTACTACTTCATCCTGCTAGAGCTAAAAGATTCTTAACTCCTGTAATTGAAGGTAGTTTTAAACAAATTGCTAAAAATAAACAAAAGGCTAACTTAAAAATAGCCAACAAGCCTGGTATTAATATGTTTCAACTTGATGCTTTAGTTGATGCAGTTTTAAACTTTACTGGTGGTAAAAAAGGTGTAGGTATTATTGCTACTTGGATTACATTTCAAAATATTGCTGAAAGATATAATATTAGACTTAAATCTAGTGCTAAATTAAATATACCTGGTATTAATAATACACAAGTTGGTAATTATATACAATTAGCTAATACTACTACTACTGATTTAAAAGAAGAAGTAGAAAATATATATAGTGCTTTAATGACTAGTCAAGTAGATATTGTTAAAGATGATTATGCTGCGTTTGTTAATATATGTCTTAGTACTTTAAATACTGTTTGTTATTTAGTAAGTAGAGGTACTCCAACTCAAAGTATTATTGATATTATAGATTCTCCAATTGTTGTACAGTATTTAAAAATAAAAAATGCTAGACGTGCTTTATCAACAAATGCTTATCCTGGATTATCTTCAAATAAACTAATACTAGATTTTTTAAGAACAAAATATAGTAAAGATGAAATGAGTAATCTTTTAACTTATATTGCAGCTTCAGATCAAGCTAAAGCAATAACTAAAGTTAAAGATTTAATTTCTGCTGATACAAGGTATCTAAAAAGTCCTTCTGAAGTAGATGATGTTACTATTAACTTATATGCAGAGGTTATGTCTGATGAGGGTATTGTACCTCAAGAAGATGTAGAAAAACTTTTAAATGAAACATTATTAGCTCCATTTGTTAATAGTAGACAATCTATCAGTGATGTATTTGGTAAACTATATATTACTAGACAAAATAAAATTGTTAAAGAAAAATTAAACCAAATAAAACTTAATTTATTTTCTCATATATTTACAAATGAAGAAAAGAAAAAAGCAATACAAAAGTTTGATGAAAGTTTAATTACTTATTTAATACAAAATGAATCAGGTAAATTTAAAGATAGATTTAATAAATTATTTACAGGTAATAATAGCCTTCCTAGGAAGATTCAAGATATTAAATATGATGAAAAATATATAAACAATCCTATTATTCAAAACTTAGTACCAATATTAAATAAGAAAATAGGTAATAATGTTGAAAGAGATATAGCAATTGATAATTTAAAAATATTTTTAACTCAATTAACTGTAGGTGAATCAAACAGTTTAATTGAAGCTTATCAAGAATTAAAAAGTCTTAATCCAAGTTTATATAATGATTTAGTAATTTTTAATATATTTCAATCAGGTATTAGTAATGGTACTTATCAATACTCTAAAGTAATATCTTATGAAGCACAAAAAAATATCCTGGAGGCGTTAGTTAATTTAGATCCTAAATCAATTACTGATGAGAAATTAGCAGATTTTACTGTTAAATTTATGCTAAGTAATTCATTTAATGAGAAAGTATATAAAAATAAAATTGGTGGTTATTTTAGTAAACTTAGAGAAGAAGAACTTGAAAATGAAGCTTTAGAAGTATTAGCTGATATGGGAGGTGTTGAGAATGAATCACCTTTTGATCCAGATGATTTTGCTCCTGCTCCAGATAATGAAGATACTTCATATAATCCTGATGAAGATTTATATAATCCAAATGAGGAAGAAATTAATCCGTTTAAAATATTTAGAACTTTTAGATATACTAATGGTAAAATAAAGTTAGTAAATACTGTAACAGATGAAATTATAAATCCAATAGGTGGATATGATGGTATGGATTATACTCAAGATATAAGTAAGTTTAAGGATTTAGTTTATGAAATAAAAAATGCAATTAAACAATCAGTTAATAAACCTACTAAACCTGCTCGATCTACTCAATCTACTACACCTACTCAACCACAAGCTAGTGTAAGTACTACTAGAAAAACATACTCTGGAAAAATAACTACTTTAAAAGATAATCAAATATTTGTATTTGGCTCAAATATAGGTAGTTCTAAAGGTGGTGCTCCTACTCATGGAGCAGGAGCTGCTAAATTAGCTAAAGAAAGATTTGGAGCAATACAAGGAAAACCTAGAGGAATTCAAGGAAAATCTTATGGTATTGTAACTAAAAAATATTATGATGTAAAAAAATCTAGTACTCCTCAAGAAATTATAGAAGAAATTAAAGGTTTATATGAATATGCTAAGCAAAATCCAGAAAAAGAGTTTTTAGTGTCTGATTATTCTGAAAGCAATCTAAATGGATATACAGGAAAAGAAATGGCAGACATGTTTAGTTCTGCTGGACCTATTCCATTTAACATTGTGTTTAATGAAAACTTTGATAAATTATTACCTAATACTCAACCACAAGCTGATGTTTCTGATAATACTTTTACACCTATAGAAGGACTTAATGAAAGATTAGATGCTTATGGAAATGCTAAAGTAATTTTATCAAATGATTTTCGTGAAGGTCCTAGACCAAAAGGTAGATTAAATGCTTTTAAAACATCTATAGATCAAGTTGCTGATAATATAATGATATTAGCAGATTTAAATTTAAATGAGTTTGATTTTCTTACTGAAGAAGACAAGAAAAGATTAGATGCTTTAAGACCTTTAGCAAAAGAGTTAAGTAAAATAAATCGAGATGATATTATTATAGCAAATAGAAGAACAGTTGCTGTAGAAAAAAGATTTGCTCAACTTAGTAATGAATTAGCAAATGAGTTTGTAGATATAATTGGTAAACATGTAGAACAACAGTTAGGTAAATCTATTAGTAGTTCTAATCCTAGATTACAAACTACACCACAAGCTGATACATTTTATAATCTTAAAGGTTTTTCAGATGAACTAAAATTTACTATATTAGATAAAATGATAGCTAAGTATGGTGCTGAATCTGAAAAAGATGCTATAGATCAATTAAATACAATGTTACTAATTGATAAAGAAAAAGCAATTAAATTTATGATTAATTGTTAAATAAATAAATATAAAATATTATGTTACCTAAACTAAAAGGAAGTCAAATGGAACCTGCTGGTTCAACTAAAGCTGCTGTGCAAGCTATATCACAATGCTTATTTGAAGTTGAAATTCAAATGCATATAGTACATTTACAAGCAAGAGATAAATCATTTGCAATGCATGAAGCTCTTGGTGCATTCTACTCATCACTAGCTGATCTTAATGATGATTTAGTAGAAAAGAGTTTTGTTAAGACTGGTCTTATGATGAACTACACTAGTATGAATATTACTAATAATGTAGAACCTATTTCTTATATTAAGAAAGAAATGGCTAAGATTGAGTCTATGAGAACTAAAGTTACTGAAGGTTATATACAACAAATGATTGATAATATACTTGAGCAATTTGCTCATGTTGTGTACAAACTCGAAAATCTACACTAATGGCTATATTTTGTATAACAATTAGTAATCCTGAATTCCAAAAGCTACTAGCTGAAAGTGGACAGAAACAAGGCGTGTTTGCTATGATGGTTTCTAAATGGATGACTGAGAATGAAATATATGATAGATACCCAACTTTACAAGAGTTGGGTATTTCTCCTATAACTAGTGTTAAACCAGGAATAGCAAAACTATTTGAGTCTAAAAGAAGTTTTGCAGATTATTCTGATTTTGGCAAAACACTTTCTGAACAAGAAATAATAAATCTTAAAAAAGAAGGTAATAAAGTAACAGCTAAACAATTTTTAGAAAGCATTATTCCTGTAAATGATTTTGAAAAAAAATTAAAAAGTTTTTTACTTTCTATAGATTTAAATAAATTAAATAGTTTTGATTTTGTAATAAATGATAAATATCAAGGAAATATTATAGGACTTAATGAAAGGGAACTTTTTGAAAAACCAACCGTTATTTTTAATTCTAAATCAACAACTGAACCTTCTAGATATAAACTTCATGAATTTTTACATAGTTTGTTAGATACAGTTATTAATGAAGAACAGGAATTTAGAACAGAATTAATTACTTTATTTGATTATGTAAAAACTTTACCTGAATTTAAAAATGAATATGGTGTTATAGGATGGTGGGAATTTTATACAGAGGGAATGACTAATCCTAATTTTCAAGCAAAGCTTAAAAATGTTACACTATCTGGGTATAAAGGAGGTAAAAAATCAAGTGTTTATGAAGAATTTGTTAAAATAATAAACGGCATTTTAGAAAAATTAGGATTTGTAAATAAAGATTATTCTGCTTTAGATGAAATAATCAACGCTACTACTAAAGTTATAGAAAAAAGATATGGTTATAGTGTTAAACCAGGTGTATCAGAACTATTTGAATCTAATCCTGAATTAGCTAATGCTGTGTATGAAGCTTTAGGGTTTAATCAAATGATTACTCCTAATGATAAAGTAGTATTTGGGCATCCTACTATTGGTAAAAGCTTTTTAAAGAAACAAGGTGAGGGAAGATTTATAACTCTTGATGATGATTATAAAAATGAAGTCAATGCTTTTGTAGATGCTAATAGAGGTTCTGAAACTAGACAAGAATATAAAGGTAGAAAACCTAAAGAGTATAATGAGTTTATGCTTAATCTTTATGATAGATTAAAAGTACAGGCTCAAAGAGAAGGTAAGATTTTATTTGTATCAAATACTAATATTCTTAAAGAAAGAATGTCAGATTTTGATAAAGTAATTACCATACCCAAAGCAGAGTTTAAAAGAAGGTTTGATGAGAGAGGTGCTACTTATGGATTTGAAGATTGGAAATCTGATATAGATGCTACAGTAGCTAAAGTTCCTACAAATAAAGTAATAAGTACTAGTGGTTACTTAGCAGATTTATTTATAACCCCACAACAAAAACAACAAGCTCTACAACTATACTCTCAATATCTTGATACAACAACTAATCCTACTATAGAAGGATTTAAATCATTTGTAGGCAATGTTGGAGATACAGCTACTGATATTGGAGTAGATATGTCTAGTGATGAAACTAGAGCTTTTAACAGTTTAGTAAATGATGGTACTATACCAATTAAATGTGAATAATGTTATTACAATTAAATCCAACAATACCTGTGTATATCCCTGAGTTTGATGCTGAGGGATATGCATTTTTAGTTAATGAAACACATGAAGAAGATTATCTTTATTTTACTGTTGCTTTAGATAATGGTGAGATATGGATACTTGATAATAGAAGAGTTAGATTTTGTATTAATAGAACTAAATCTAGAAATGAAATAAATAAATCAAATAAATCAGAATATATAAAATGAGTTGTTCAATAGATCCAAATAAAACAACAATTGCTGAAGTTAGAGATGCTGTTAATAATAAGATAACAAGTAATTGGTTATCATCTGATCCTAATGAAAGTGTACAAGATGTTTTTAATAGGCTTAAAGTAATACAAGATAAGTTAACTACTGAGTTAGTAGATAATACACAATTAACTAAAGGATATCATTTAGATCCTAGTGGTAAAACTATGCGTTATGTGTGGTTAGATACTAAAGAACTAGCATTTAAAGGTAGAACTACAGATATTGCTAAAGCTAGATATAGTAGAAGACGAGGTGCTGGTACTGCTGCTGATGAAAATAAACTTCCTGATAATGAAATTAAAGCTAATGCTGGTACTAAAGTTCATAAAGCAATAGAAGATATATTTAAGTTTTTAATTGCTAATGATTCTACAAACATATTAGAATCTATTTATGATAAAAATAAAGTTAAGTCTTTAGCAACTATTCAACAAGAATTAGGATTGCCTTCTAATACTGATTGGGATAATTTATTTAAAGAAATTGAAAATAATATTAAATTTATTATTGATACTCAGAAAAAAATAAATCCTAATGGTAAAGCTTTATTACAAGTTGAAGCTACTCTATTTAATAAACTTAAAAATATAGGTGGTACTGCTGACGTTCATGTTGTTTTTTCAGATAAAACTGGTGGTCTTATAGATTGGAAAACTATTACTCCTAAACCATCTTCTGTTAAAGCAGGAAGAATTACAGATCCTAATTGGATTCCTGATTATAAGATGGAAGATTTTAATGCTCAGATACCATTACTTATGGAAATGGGTAAAACTTTAGGTGTTAAAAATTATAGATTTGCTAGAGTTGCTCCTATTCAAATGAATCTTCAAAGTAAAGTTAAAACAGATACTACTAAAAAACCAGGTCAAACACTTACTGGTAAGATAAAAAGTATTAAAATTGGTACTGGTGCAAATGAATTTTTACAACAAATCCCTCTTATATTAGAAGATACTGGTAGTGAAACATTAAATCAAAGTTTAGAAGATGCTTTAATTCTTAGAAATAACTTAACTAAACGTGCTCAAGAACTTGTACAAAGTTCTCCTGAGTATAAAAAACTTATGACTAGAATTAGAAATTTAAATACTAGTATTAGTCAATTAATGTTATCTAAAGATTTTGAATATGTAAAAAAAGAATATGAAAGCATTGTTAAAAATTATTTAGATGATTTTAATAATATTACTAAAGATATTGATAATCCTAATAGTCCTGAGTATTTAAGTAATGATAAAATTCTTGATTTAAAAGCAGATATTGCTATATTTAAAAGTATTGCAGCAAGTTCTTCAGAGTTTCTTAAAACTCTTCCTAGCTTATCAGATGCTAAAAAAATAGAATATATTAATGCAATTAATGTATTAGGTGGTAAGACTGATGCTTTAGCAAAAATATTACAACAAAAACTTATTGATAGAAATTTAAGTGCTGATCAACAAGAACTTCTTAAAGGAGATAAAAGCATAAGTTGGTGGGATAAACTTTTTAGAAAGTTTAGTGGTATTAATAATACTATATTTAAAGAAGCTTATAATAAAATAAGTAGAGCTAATGATAACACAAGATTGTCTGTACAATCATTTTCTAAAAAACTTAAAAAGTTTGATGAAGAAATACAAAAGTGGGGTCAAGCTAATGGAATGCCTGGTTTTAGTGTATATAAGTTATTAGTAAATGAAAAAACTGGTAATTTACATACTAAAATAAAAGCAGAGTTTTATGATAAACTTAAAATTGCTAGAGATTCAAAAGATAGTGCTTTTTTAAAAAAACATCTTAAGTTTAAAGATAATTATAAAGAAATTTATGAAGAACGTAAACTTAAGTTTATGGCTATTAACTCAATAAGTGTTGCTGATCAAGATAATAGTTCAATACTTGATGACTGGATGAAAGAAAATAATCCTGATAATGTAAACAATAAAGTAAAGTATAGTGATTATTGGTATATTTATCAAGAAGTTGATGAAAGTACTTTATCTGAATCTGATTTTAATCCTGATTTTTTAAAGATTAAAAATAATAAACCATTATTAGATTACTATAATTTTTGGAATGATAGTATGGAAGAATTTAGAATACTTTTAGATTTACCATATAATAAAATACCAAATAACTTTATTCCTAATATTAAAGCTGATTTAGTAGAACAATATTTAACAGGTAACTTTACACTTTCAATAGAAAAGTTTAAAGAAATGATGTCTATTCAAGAAAATGTTACAACGTATAGACAAGATACTATGACAATTCGTACTGAAATAGATCCTGAAACTGGTTTAGCTAAAAGACAAATACCTAGATTATTTATTAATCCTATTATTAATCAACAAGGAAATATAGATAATAGTTTAAAATCTTTTGACTTATCTAAAAGTGTAGTTTTATTTGCTGAGATGGCTTATAATTATAACAATCTTAAACAGATTGAAGCTAATATGGAAGCTTTAAAAGAAATATTAGCTACAAAAGGTGTTGTTGAAACTACTAGTGATGGTACTACTAAATCAATTAGTGGTGTTAATACTCCTAATAGAGAGAAATCTAAACAAAGTGATGAATCTAAAACATTTGAACAATTAGTAGATTTTCATTTATATGGTATGTCTGCTCAAGGTAATGAACTTGGTCAATTACTTTTAAAAGGTAAAAATTATCAACAATTAAAACAATTAGCACTTAGTTTTAAATCAGCTACAGTTAACTTAGCTGGTGCTAGAACTAATGCTTTATTTGAAGCTGAAAAAGGTTATTTTTATACTAAACAACAGTTTAGAAAATCTTTAAACGATAGATTTAGAAATAAAGAATTATACTTTGCTTTAGCTAACTTTTTTCAACCTTATGCAAATAAACGTGGTACTGATGTTGCTAAAGAATTTTCATCTAAAAATAAAGTTGCTAAACTAATAAATTATGATACTTTATTAGCTGCTTTTAGATCAGGTGATGAACATGTTGATGAACAAGTAATGTATAGTATGTTACAAAATTATACTATTCTTAATGGACAATTAACAAGATTAACTAAAAAAGATAGAGAAGCTGGTACTTATAAAAGTTTATTAGATACAGCTAGAATTGAAGGTGATGATCTTATTATAGATGGTATTCTTGATAAGAATGGATTAACTAAAGAAGGTGCAAGATTATATTCTGAATTTAGAGGTACTGTTATGGCTACTGTTAATACTATTAAAGGTGGTATAAACTCTGAAGATTTAAATGCATTTAATACTACTATGTTTGGTAAGTTAGCTATGGCTTTTAGAGGTTGGTTACCTGCTCTTGCTGAAGAAAGGTTTAGAGGTATTGATGATGGACTTATTAATATTTTTGTTAATAATTCTAATAGAAGTAGTTTAAGATATTCACCTAGAACTCGTACTATTACTGAAGCTAGATATACTGCTTTTTTAACTGATCAATTAGGTCCTGATGAAAAAGCTTCATTTAGATTACTTGGTTATATAGCACAAAGTGTAGCTAAACTTAGTTTTGAAATAGTTACATTTGGTGGATTTTTTGACAAAATGTCAGCAACATCACCTTTAAGATATCAAGTTAATGAACATAGAGCTAGAGTAGCTTTTGAACATTATAAATTACAAAATCCTAATATACCTGCAGTTGCTAATGGTACCTATAGATTTGAAGATTTTTTAGAATATAAACAAGGTCAAATAAAAGCTCTTGCTACAGAATTAAGATTTATTATAGGTATATATACATTATTATCTATGTTAGCAGGTGGAGGTGATGATGATGAGAAGTACTATAAAAAAAACTTAGCCACGCGAGAACTTTATAGAACTCTTAATAGATATCGTAGAGAGTTAGTTGGTATAATCAATCCTGCTGACTGGTATGCTTTATTTAAAAATCCTATCCCTCTTATGGGTTTAGCTGATGAATTTTATAGCACCCTTGGTAATACTTTTGATGAAGCCTTAGATATTTTTGGTGAAGCTGAAGGTAGGTCATTAATTCATCTTTCTGGTAAAACAGGTAAAAAAGCTAAGAAAAAAGATGATACTCCTCTTTTTTATTATAGTTTTAAATGGTTATATGGTTTTCAACTTGCAAAACTATTTGAACCATTTGAAAGAGATAAGAATAATGAATATTAAAATAAAAAGGGGAGTTATTGGCTCCCCTTTCTTATTATGCATTACTAGCTTGTTTTATAGCCTTTTTAGCTCGATTAATTGATTTAAAACTACCTAGGTATACTCTAGTACCATTAATAGTAGGACGTGCCATATAAGTCACATTATCAGGATTATTATTGGATACATAAATACCTGTAGGAAGTGTCTTACCTGTACTTGTAATACGTTTACCTTTAATAGTTTTAGTAGTTACACATTTAACTTTACCTTTTGTAGTTCCTTTACCTTTCTTCATAATCTTTAATTTAAAATTGTTATTACTTACCATTGTATTCATAGTCTAATATCTTACCTACTAGGTCAGATCTATGATTTTCTTTAAGTTTAATCCACTTAATTCCATCTATTGACTTAGACAGTTCAATAGCATAAGATAGTCCATTAAACTCATCCTTTATATCCTTCTGTTCATTATCACCATTAACAATTATCTTACCAGTTTTTCCTAACCTTGTAAGTACAGCTAACATTTCAGCTTTGGTGGTATTTTGTGCCTCCTCAACTATTAATATGTCATCAATAGTTTTACCTCTAATAAACTGAATAGGTAAAGCTTTAATCTTTTCACTCTTTAATAGAGTATCAACTTCTTCTTTATTAGTACAACACTTATTAAGGTTATCTAAAAAAGCTTCCATATAAGGATCAAACTTTTCATTCAATTCACCAGGTAAAAATCCTAAAGATTTACCAACTTCAATTGCAGCTCTAGTATTCCAGATACAATCTACTTGTTTTTTCTTTAAGAAATCTAGTGCTGTTTGAGCACAGACCAGGGATTTACCTGATCCAGCTCTACCAGTCACTATAACTATTTGGTTATCAATTATTAATTGTTTAGCTCTTTTCTGCTCATCATTTAACTGAATAGCATTGATAGCTTTAATTTCATTTTTTCTTGGTCTATTAGGTGTTCTCATGAGATTTTTATTTTACTTCACAACCAGATGCTCCACAAGCTACTTCATCAACTAATGTTGTATTATCATCAGCTTCAATAACTTTAGTAAGATCTATAGAATGAACATGTTTAATTAATTCATCATATTGCTCTTTAGTTATATCTTCAAAAGGTGCTTGAATATAACTACCACCATCATAAGGTAAAACACTTAATCCATTAAAACAAGATCTATTATCCCACATCCATTTACCTACAGATTCCCACTCAGTATCTTTTACAGATATAGTAGCAGATATGTTGTGAGTATTTTCTCCAGCATTATGACCTGGTTTAATCCAAGTTTCATTTAGTGTTTTTACTTTATTAAGTAACTCTAAAGCTGTTTCTTTATTTCTAATAGTAGCACCTTCAGGAGCTTTAATAGGAATCTCTACTACAGCACTATTAGGAATCATCTTATAGTCTTGTATAATCTCAGGATGATTAGCACTTAAATACTCATAGATAGCTTCAGATTTATTCATCTGCATCCTTCTAATGTAGTAATCATTATGCCAAGCATGAATACCTGAACTTACACCTAATACTAAACTAGTAGTACCAGATGGCTTAATACAAGTTGTTCTAGCTGCAGGATTAACACCTATTATCTTAGCTACTTCTTTATTAGTTTTAATAACAACTTCTGTAGCTTCTCTAGGATTATACTTAAATACTTCATTAGAAGCAATACCAGTCATTCCTATACCTATTAGAGCATCTTTCTCAGTAGTTTTCTTCCAAATAGGTCTAAGATAATGGAAGTCTGTAAAACCTGCTTGTAATGTACCAAAGAATGAAGCAGCTGCTGCTCTTTGATTATAATCTTCTTGAGATTCTAAGTTTGATACATTAATCTCAGATAAATTACAAAACTGATAAGGTCTTAGTGCAATCTCGCAACAAGGATTTGTTCCCCAGTCAGGGTTATTAGTAAAATAAATACCTGGTTCTCCACTATTAGATAACTCAATTTTCTTCCACAAGTCTAAGAAGAATTCTTCTGATATCTTATGTCTTACTAAGACAGCAGAGTTATTAGCTCTACCTCTTTGAGGATTTTGTTCCCACCAATTACCAAACTTACAAGTAAGCATAGCTTCATCATCTGCATTAAATAAACAGATTAATGCTGCTCTACGAATACCACCTGCAAGTACTGAATCAGCTAAGTGACATACAATATCATGTACTTCTAATGATGTTAATTTCTCACCATTATTTTTTCTATCAAGAATTCTTTCTATCTCAAATAAACACCTCATAAGGGGTTCAGGTCCTGGAGCTTTACCACCAGCTGTAATAAGTCTTTGTCCTTTAGCTCTAATATCACTAAAATCAAAATTAGGTTTAGTAGTTCTAAGTCCAAAGTAACTAGCCATAAGATGTCTTACAGCATCAGCCCAACCCTCAATACTATCACCTACAAGATACTTTTGTTCCTTAGTAGGTTTATGAATTTCAGGTAACTTCTCAACATGGTTATTCTGTACAGAATATCCTACACCTGTTCCTCCTAATAAGAGAAACATAATCTCACTAAAACTTCTATAGTCATCTATAGGTAAATAACAACAGTTATAAATTCTAGCTTCATTCTTCTCAATAGCAGCACCAGAGAATTGCATAGCTCTCATACTAGGCAATATCTTCTTATCATATATAAACTTTGAGTTATAGATAATATCCTCTTTTAATTGAGGATATCTTTTAATCATCATACTTATATACCTATCTACTACTTCACCATAAGTTTCTCTCCTTTTTAAGGAAGGAATATACTTTGCATACTTGTTAAATACTACAATGTCGCTTAGGACATCAATTGATGTTTCTCTTTTGTTTTCTATCATATATATTATTTAATTCTCCACACTTAATTGAGTGGGGGTACAAATATATACCCCCGACTCGTCATTCCCAACTTATTCTAATAATATATAGAATAGTATTTACTGATTTTGTTTAAGAGCTAGAATTGCATCTCTTAAGATAGCTGCTCTTTCAAAATCTTGTTTTTTTATAGCCTCACTTAATTCATTCGACTTTTGTTCAATAAGCTTACTGTAATCTGTTGATTCATTCCTATAACTATAAGTAGTTTCAGAATAAAAACCTCCACTAGCAGTTCTACCACTAATTTCTGTTACAATAACACCATCTTTTTCATATACTTTTTTAGTCATTTCAGACTTATTAAGTTGAGATTCAATAGATTCTTCTAATGATCTACCTGCTAATATTTTACTAAGATATTGACTTAAATAACCTGGATACATATTACTTTTTATTAGGGTTCTTAATTGAAATTGAATGATACTTACCACAATCATTACACTTATACTGTTGTGTATACCTACCAGCTGCACTAATACGCAACTTAACTTTTTTGATGTTATCAGAGTTACATTCTACACAATGAATACCATCACCTTCTACACGAACAGTTTTTGTAATCTTATTTTTCAGATAAGGATTAAGTTTTAAGAATACTTTCTCTAGTAAGACAACATCATTCTTACAATACTCAACCATCTTATTAAGAGATTGTTTATTATTTCTTAGAATGATATCATCCCACAACTCTAATCCTCCAGTTTCCATCTTACCATCAAGACCAATAAACTTACTTATATAATCTAACTTATTAGAATTAAATAAGAATAGTTTCTTAGCCTCTTTTAAGGTATCAATAGATTGAATATAAGGAGTTAATGCTACTCCGTGATACAAACACCTAGTTCTAAACCATTTAACATCAAATTTATCACTATTATGCCCTACCACTTCATCAGCAGAATTTAAGATCTCAGAGAACTTAATTATCATGCTACTATCATCACCTTTATTCCATGTTAAACTCTTAACATCTTTCTCACCTTCCCACTTATAGCAAATACAAATTATTGCTCTCTCTTTGATTATACTATTATGATCTAGATTTACATCATAACCAATCCTCCAGGATTTTACAATGTTATAACTAGTTTCTATATCAAAGTACAATCTTTTGATCCTGTTAACTTCCCTTTTATTTATACTCATCCGTTTAGATATTTGTTAATAATAGCTTGAATTTTAGGTCTAAAATCTAGATTTTCATTTACAAGAAAATTCTTAATGAATGCTTTTTCTTCATCAGAACAATGATCATGTAATGTTTTAACTTGTCCAGGTTTTATCTTTAATAATTCAGCTGTATAATCCAATATTGTATATGGATTATTATTGTCCTGAGCTTCCAAATCCTCCATGTCCTCTATCAGTTATAGGTAATTCATGTACTTCACTAAAATGAATAGTAGGTACAGGCATAACAATTAATTGTCCTACTCTATCTCCTACACTATAAATTTTAGGATTAGTCTTATACTTAAATCGGAGTTTAATTTCTCCTACATATCCTGAATCTACTACACCAACAGCATTACTAAGATACAAATCTTTCTTAGATATACTGCTTCTTGGGAATATAAATCCTGCATATCCTTCAGGAATCTTTACAGCAATACCAGTACAATACTCATAATAAGATGCCTCTTCAGGAGTAGCTGGTACATGAACTACACTAACTGCTGTTAAATCTGCACCAGCATCACTTAAATTAGCATATGATGGCATTTTAGCATCAGGATGTAATTTCTTAAACTTTACATAAACAAAGTTATTTGCTTTTTCTACACTTTCATTCATATTATTCAAATGCTAATTCTGTTTGATTATTAATTTTGTTAACTAGTTTATAAGTACTATTTCTATCATCAATTATGGTACCTGTTAAGATACCATCTAATGCCATCATTGCATTACATGTTGCTAATGCTAAATGATGTACACCAGATTCATCAATGTCATTTTTATCAGCATAAGCTAGATATTGATTTAGATGCCTATGTAAAGCATCTAAATATCTAGTTACAGGCATACGTTTAGAATAATTAAATTGTCCATATTTATTTAATCCAACAGTAAAACCTTTTGCTACTTCTAACAAAGCTTTTTGAGGTATACTAGTAAAACTAGGTTTACCTTGATCAAACTTTGTTGCCATCTCATCACTCCTTAAAGTACTCATCTCTATAAATTTCAATTTCTAAATTTGGTATACTCATAACTTCTGCATCAACATCTAAAGAAGCACCTAGTTCTTCTTCAAGTTTCTTTCTTGCTTCTTTAGTAGGATATAAACATTCTTTAATCTTTTTATAGACTATCTTAGTTCTGTCATATTTTAACAACATGTTTAACAGATTTTCTTTATAGTCCTCAGACATTTTAGAATATTTACCATCTAAAAATTTATAATAATCATTTACATATTGTTGAGGTATATTCATCTTTATAATGTACCAATCTGTTATAGATTTTTGTCCACTATAATATTCATCTGTAGTTAATGTTTCAAGTACCTTATTAAAACTTTGAATATCTTTCAAAGGTTTCTTAAAAGTTAAATACATTACGTTATCAGATTTACCTACATAACAATTATAAAAATCCTCACCATAAAAATCTAAAGGATAACCTAACATAGCTCTAACAAAAAGTCTTGCTTTAGTTAGCTTTGTATAATCAAAGTTAGATTTCTTTTTACTAGTTTCATCATTCTCCACAACAGTCATTCCCACTTACTAGTTTCTATATATTTATTGAAGTTTCAAAATTAATGATTTCTTCTATCTTATTAGGAATAAATGTTTCTACATCTTTTATATTATCTAAAAGTTTGATCATATTGTAATTTAGAGTAAATTCATTGATACCTAGATGTTCACCTAAAACATCTACATAAGCATCAAGAACTGCTGTTCTCATAGATTCATTATCATCAAGATTAAGTAAAAGCTTATCAGCAAATACTCTACCCTTACCTTTTAGACCTTTAATATTGTCAGTAGAATCTCCAACTATAACTTGTGTCCATAAATTATAAGCTGCTTCATCACTCCTAACTTCATAAGAATCATTTGTCTTATAATTAAAATGAACTCCCTGGATTTGATTTAGATCTTTATCAGTATGTACTATCTTAGTAGAGATCTTTTGAGTAATAAAATAGTTATTAGCCACATTAACTAAATCATCAGCCTCAAACCCTTCTATCTTAATAAACTTCCAATTATTAATACAATAATTAGTTAAGTCTTTAAGATGTTTAGGTTTTTCAGATCCCTTTCTATTAGCTTTATACTCTTTATAAATACTATATCTATGTGATCCTCCAGTTAATAGTGCAATATAATATATACAACCTGTAGCCATTAGAATATTAGTAAAATGAATATTAAATTCATTTATTACTTGTTCTAAAGTTCTTTCAGTTTGATCACCATATTGCAATATTTGTTCATCTGTCTGCTTTTTATCAGCAGCTGTTGCAAAAATTATACTATCAGCATCTATAACAGCCACTTTATAGTCACCTTGTTGTATAACCTTCACATTGTTAATATAGTCAACTAAGGAACTCCTTAGCTGACTATTAACATTAATTTTTGTTTCATTCTGCATATTGCAAATCTTCTACAAGATCTTCTTCATGCATACACTCTAGCCATAGATTATACATACGTCTATACGGCTCATTCTGTATAAACATTTGATAATAACGCCACAATTCTTCATCACCTTGTTCATAAGCAATAATAAATTGATCTGCTGGTATTTGATCAGGATATGAATATTCCTCTAACATACTACCTAAAGCATAATCACCATTAATTACTGCTTCATATTCTTGTGATTCTTTACCAAATTTGATTTCTATAGCATCAACTAATGCTTGAGAATATAACACCCTATCTGTATTTGTCATAGATATTAACATTACTATATTGATTAATTAGATATTCATTCAAATTATCAACAACAGCTTCATATTCTATTTGTATAGATTCTTTATAAATATAACAATCATTGGCATCATCATAATCAAAGATTTCTTCCATAGTTTTATATTTATTTTTAATAAAGATATCTGCTAGATCTTGAGCTACTGTTAATGAATTTAAAGTGATATCAACACTTCTAATTGCTTTTTCAGCGTAGTTATACATCATTTATAGTATAAATTGTTATAATGAGTTTTCGACTTTCATCTGGACTAGCACTATATCTAGTAGGTATTTCTCTTATAAACTCAATAGAATCATCAGCACCTATTATATTTTTTAAACAATCTAACAATACCTTACGATATATTAAAGCTAGATTATCTAAATCCCAATTGTTACTCCCTATTGGTTTAATAAATTTTATATCAACACCTATTGGAAATAATTGTTTAGGTATTACTTTTAAATCTTTTAGATGTTTATAAAAGAATTTTTTAATTTCATAAGCAATTTTATTTCTAAGATTATGATTAAGACCTACCCATATATTTTGTCCAGATATTTTTTTATATCTTGGTTTACCTACACTACGGATATTTTTCAATACCCTTTTTTTACTTTCAGTATTTATAAGTTCACCTGCTTTATTAAAACTATGCTTATTATTTTGATACTTCTTAGGTATCTTATCTGTTTTTTTATAATAAACAGGTCTTCTTTTGTTACTAAGAGTTACATATTCAATGTAGTCCTTAATACTTACCTGATAGATTATATCTTTCTCCTCTATTCTATATCCCATGATAATCTATTTTTTATGTGTGTTAAAGTAAGCTATCTATCAACATTTGAGCATCATCTAATCCATATACACGTATAAAATCACTAATATCTTTTACACCATATTCATCAGGAATAAATTTAGGTATTATATCTTTATATGTATTAGTTAAATGAGCAGTACCATGTCTACCACCCTTATCATTATCATATAAAGAATAAATATATTCAATACCATTTTCTTTAAGCTCTTCATAAATCTTATTAGATAATGAATTCATTTCTCCTTGTAAACTTATACTTTGGTAGCCCAATTTGTATAGACACATAACATCTTTTAAACTCTTAGTTATAATTAGTACATTTTCAGAAGTAAACTTCTTACTACAGTCTAAAAAACACTTGGTTTTGAAATAGTCATATCCCTCTATATCATTTTGACTACCAGAAAACAGCCATTTAGTCTTCTTGTTTTTAGTTAAAGGACAATAGATTTTGTATGATTGATGAAATTCATACGCATATACAGGATTATTATTATTATATATACGACACAAACTACCATTCAACCATACATATTTGCAACTATGTACATTAAATAGATTTAGAGTATCTGGACCGATGTGGTATTGACTCCAATAAGTTTTATCTACTGATGTATAGTCTTGTTTTTCTATTGTAATAATATTCTTCTTAACAGTAGGTTTAATACTATCGCTAGAATTAAATAACATTCTTGTAGCATTAGTACTTATCTCTGTTAATTTGAAATCATTAGAGATGATTTTAAGAGCTTCCTGAAAATTACAACTGTATAATCTTTGTACTATACTAAAACAATCAAATGTTTCATTAGTACTAAAATCCTTTGCAATAAATTTATCACCAACATACTTGATGCCAAAGCTAGGATTTTTATCCTCTCTAAAAGGAGAAGATATTAGGTTACTATATTGTAACTTGATATTAAGATAATATTCAATAATTTGTTGATCAGATAGCCTACTTAACACAAAATCTTTGGTTATGTAAGAATCTTCGGACTTAACATTTGAAAAATCAAACATAACCTAGATTTTTATGTTAGTATTAATTAATTAGAATGGTAGATCGTCAGTTACTTTAGGTGCATTAGCTTCAACAGTAGCTTTATTTACACGCTTAAGATCATACTCAATATTTGGATTATAAACCAAAGCACTCATTTCAGGTGTAATAGTCATAGGCTCAGCAAAGTTAGGAAGACCTAGTACAGTCTTAACATATACTTTACCATCACGCTGTGATACATATTCTTCACCTGTAAATTTAATTCTTAGTTTCTTACCACTAAGAATCTTATTAATATCTTGTAGAGTTGTTGCAGAATTAACTACATTCTCATCAACAACTTTAGTCATTAGATGTTTCAATTTCCTCATAGTATATTGAGGAGCATTACCTTCCATAGACATATCAATATTAAGTTCTGCACCATTATCTAAACTAAATGGTACACGCAAGATTGCTTTACCATTTGGTGTAGTTTCAGATGTAACAGTTCCTATTGTTACATTCTCATTAACACCTGGCTTAATAGTAGGTTTTACACTTGAACTTGATTGAACGTCGCTGAAATTAAATGTGATATTGCTCATAATAAATTGTATTAAAGTTAAAAATTAAACGGACTATGTGTGTAAGTATTATTATATATCTATTAATCAATATAGATTTTATCCCAATAAGTTTCTAATTTATTGTTCTTCATGGTAGCCATAACAACTTCTTGATTTCTCAAATGTTCTGGTCTAGCACCACAAGTAATTAGATCACTACTATTGAAATTTAATATAGTATTATCTCCATCTCTATATAAGAAACCAATAGCATCTGCAGTTGAACACAATAAACTCTTAAGTTTACCTGTTAAATCAATATCTGCTGCCATTACTTCTTTACCTTTGACTTCAATAGACTTGTCTTTTAGATGACCTAGGAATATTGTATTGTGTGATAATGTCTTTATATAATCAACAACATCAAAGAATGCTTCTCTTAAATAAAGATAACCTGCACCGTTTGGTAGTTTAAGAACACTCTCACCATCAAAATTCTTACCCATTGGAGTTTCCTTATACTTTTTTATAGCAAGTGGCATTACCATATCTTCTAAAGCTGTAATAGTATCTACAGCAATATACTTATAAGGTTTACCTGCTTTCTTTATTTCTTCACCATATAATCTAAGATCAGCTAGATCATTAATAGTTACCTTCATGGCATCTACAAAATCACTGCCTTTCTCAAAATCTAACAATAAACAATTATCTAATTGTGAAATTAGACTTGTTTTACCTGCTTTTGGTTTAGAATAAATTACCAATACTCCTGGAGATTTTCTACTAGGAGGAATCCTAGTAGTTGGTAAAATAACTTTAGACGCTTTTGCTTCTACACTCATTTAGTTATTTTAATTTGTTTATGTATTCTTGATATAGATTGTCAGTCATTTCATCAGCTTTAGGTAATTCCATAAATGTACCAGCTCTTGCATTAAATAAAGTACCTATTGCAATATTGTCAATAGATAATCTATTCTTAATGATCTTTAACATTACAAAGTTACCTCTAAACTCATGAAGTTTATACTTTAAACATTCTCTCATATCTAATTTCCAAGGATTCATTAGACCAATAACAACATCACTATCATCATATGGATTCCTAGTATTCTTAAAATCTGATTGTTGTGGTGATATATCCACACCTTTAAGCTTACTACGTTCTACACTAGATAATGAGTCATTAAATTGGCTAATATTAAAGAAACTCATACCAAACTGGTTGGACAATTCTACGCAATATTCAGACCACTTATCAATATTTTCCTTAACAGAGAAACCTCTTTCTAAGCTCATTAAAGATAAGTGATCTAAAACTACTACGCATTGCCAGTTTGGATCATAAGGTTTAAAGCTTACGATCTTTTGTTTTTGTCTACCTTCAGAATCAGTATATGTTTCATAACTAAACTGTCCATGTTTTCTACCATGTTCCCACAAAGTAAAATACATACCTGTAGGATTCTCTGGTTTGAAATAGAAGTTTATTCTAGAAAACATCTCTTCCATATAAGGTATTTCCTTGTTAACTATTTCTAGTTCAGATTGAGATAATCTGTTTTGACCTAAACCTTTAATTGTTTCAGGAGGAATTATGATACCATATTTGTTGTAAATAATAGTGCTTAGCCAATTACATTGCTTAGTAACTTTATCAATCTCATAAGAATAATAAAACACGTCTAGTTTTATACCTTTTCTATCAGCATCTTGAATAGCATTACTAATCATGTAATCACATAAGGTAGTTTTACCAGTACCTGAATTACCACCTATAAGGGTTTTACACTTTCTTTGAACACCAAATATAAAGTTGTTTAATCTATTAAAACCGTTAGATAGTCCTTCATACTTACCTTCTAACCCCTCTTCTATCCTAAGCTTTAAATCACTCATTCTATACTCCTTCTATATTATTACTTATTGTATATGTATCTTGATTATCATTAATACCTTGGACATAGGCTTCACAATAACCAGATAACATACTAGTTCCATCTTTAATTATAAAATATGGAGCTAATTTCATCTTATCATAATTCCTGGCTTCACAATCTTTAATATAATTCTTTGTGGCTGCAAGAATTATATCCTTTGTAAATTGAGGATTATCATTAAGAAATTTAAACATTTTGTTACTACAATCTTGTATACTACTCCTTACATAAAAACCACCTGATTTTATACCTTTAGGAAATAGTTCATAATATTCTTCTATCCAAGTTACTTTATAAGTAAATAATTTCTCATTACTAGGAGCACTTACAATAGAATCTTTGAATATTAAACTACCTAATTGAGTAAGTTTAAGATTATTAGCATATAAATCTTCTAATCCTACTTTACTATCAGTAGATAGTATTTTAGTTAATAATCCTTGATGAACTAGATTATTAATGATATATGGAGTATATGGCTCTACATCATGATAATCACAGACTAAGTCCATGTTATCAGTATGTAGACCATATAACAACACATATGCTTGAAAATCTATATTATTAGATTGGCAACTCTTGATTATTTTCTGGATCTGGTTCAAATTCAAAAGGTTCTTCATAGATTGGTGGATGCACTGGCTCATTAACTGGATGCAGATAATCTGTCCAAGAATGAGTCATTGCATTATTAATAACATAAGTAGTATTGTTAGTAGTAACACCAGTAACAGGAGGGTTCATACTATTTATTGCATTTATAACATCGCTAACAGTATTTTTATATGTTACTTTAGATTTAAGTTGTGTTTTAGGACTAATTATATTATAGAAACACTTTTCCTTTTCATTACTAAAATCAGATTGAGCATCCCATACTAATTCATCTTTTAAGATTTTAGTTTCAATCCTAGCAATCTCATTATTTATATTTTTGAGCTTTTCTTCAGTTCTACTCAATATAACATTATTCTTATTCTTTTCATTAATAAGTTTATGATAATTAGGATCACCTTTAATTATACTTTCTTGCACATTTTTATAAGTAGCATAAAGAGATTTATAACTAGCAAAATGATCCATCAAATCATTTTTAAAATCATTAAAATAATCACTATCACCATTATAAAATGTTAAGATAACATAATCACAATCAGGTAGTTTTGTATGATAATCATTCTCAAAATCTTGAGTAAAAGAAAAGTGAATACTTTGTAAATTAGTAACTATATTAATTTTAAATTTAATACCATTCTCATTTAATTTACTATTAATTCTACGTTCAACTCTTTCATGATCAATAACATGAGGATTTTCACTATTAGTATTAACATTAACTATTTTTAAAGGAACAAGAATTATATTTTTCTCAATATTATAAATAAATTTATCTATAAAATCATCATCAAATGAACCATGTTTTTTATAAAAAGGTATGTTACTCATTACTTGAAATTTATCAGTTGATTCATTAATAGATTCCCAAGTAAACATATATAAATTGCGCAATATTTCTAAACTATTTGTATTCATTTTATCAGTTTTAACATCCATACCAGTGATCATACATATCATATTCTAAGTCATCCTTTTTATCTTTAATAATTGTAATATACTTATGTATATCTTCTTCAGGATGCCATATAACACTATAGTGATCATGTAATAATTTTTTTATATAACCTATACTAATTAATGGTATATTATAATTAGTAATTAATCTATCAATTAATCCCAATAACATACCTTGGGTTATAAATAGACTATTATCTCCTACACCATAATAACATTTAGAATCATAAGCAGCTAACTCATACTTAATGTCATTAAAATCTTTAGTAGTATAAGTTATATTAGTATCAGGAGCAACCTCCTCAACTGTATAGTCGAAGGAAGTTGCTATAATACTTTTCACATTAACATCTTTTTTCTTAGTCACGACCATACTCATCCAGCATATTATTTAGTGTCAATTGTCTTGTTTTAATCATAGGAGTATCTTGCTTTACAAAATTCTCATAGAAAGCAGCTAATGCTCTAGAATTATATTTAGCTTTATAGAAATTATTAACAGTATTTGGATTTACTTTAATATTTCTAGAAATACTATTGTATAGTTGAGCAAGTTTCTTTTGTTTATTCTTAGACATCTCAACACCATATAAGTTAACTAGCTTCATATAATCTTTATACATCTCATAATAAGCAAGTTTAGGTATTACTTGAAACCTATCTTGTACATCAGATATTTTAGTAATTACTGGAGCTTCATCATCAGGATCAGTTGGCTTTAGACATAAAGCTCTAACAGTATTAGTATCACTACTAACATAACAATTATACACAAAGAATGTTTTATCTTTAGGAATAGTTTTACCTACTATAACAATATCTTCAATAGCCTTTAAGATAAAATGATCTTTATTATCTCTATTAATGTTGATAGGTAAATTAAAATCATTAATTGTTTGATAAACTTTACCTGCATCTAGATTAATAATCTTAGGAGGTGACTTTTTCTTAGTAGGTCTACCAGTATGAACTATAGTCATAGGAGGCTTAACAGTTTCAGAAACTTCTAGTGAAAAATCAAAACTAGTATTGATGGTAGTCTTGATCTCACTATTAGTTTCTTTACTAATGATAGTAACTATCTTAGTTTCAGGTTCTTCCTTCTTAGGAGGTAAAGCACAAGTACTTTCTTCTGGAGTTATATTAAATCCAGTATCTATCATACTATTAATTTTTTGCAAACCAGTAGCCCACCAAGATACATAACCATCATCTTCAGCATCATCCTCAATATGAACACCACCTCTATCATTATAGTTACCATTCTTATAACCTTGATTACTAAATAATACTCCTCTATCAGATATGAAGTTACCCTTTCTAA